AACTTCAAGACGGAAGACTATAACAATTGCATGCCAGCGAATGAGCAACAAGAGCGTGCTCTTGTTGCGGCTGAACCTACTGCTAAGCCGGTTAAAAAATATAAGCCTAATGCGTTCGGTGAAATATACACAGACGAACAGAAGGCAAAGGACAATGAGAACATGGATGATTTTATGAAACGATTTGGTAAAAATTAAAATTTAGATAATGAATAATTATGTGATTAACGGGATTGAGTTTGCGACTAAGCAAAGGCTTTTGAATTATGTTACCAAGATAAAAATGCAAAACTTAGGTAGCGAGATTGTTGAAAAAGGGGTTTATGATTTTATGGTTGCTCTGTTTAAGCATAGCAAGCACGATTTAAAAAAACCTTACCGACTTTTTGTGAGTAACGACGAGGTAAACGGCAACCATTGTTTTTATATCAACAGTGGCAAGAAGGATATTGATATTTCTGTTGTTGACTGTATCAAAAACATTTTTTCTTCCGAACAGCACGAACAGAAGGTGAAAGATAAGAGGCAAGAAAAATTTGAACAGCTTAAGGAAGACCTGCACAGTATTAAAATGCCGTTCGGCAAACACAAAGGTGAACCGCTTAAGGAAGTGTTGCGAGATAGCCAGTATATGGGGTGGTTATTTCAACAAGACTGGCTTGACAAGCAAACAAAGCTTTATAAGGTATTGAATAAGGCGCAACAGTACCATGTTTCAGCTTTAAGTTGAACCCAGGGTAACATTTAGGACCCAACCGAGCCAATTATGAAGCCCAGGCATTAGAAACCTGGGCTTTTTATTGCCCTTTACCCAAAGAATTTAGGTCCCGAAAGGCTTGCAAACGCTGCGTTTCAGCCTCTTTTCTATCAATATTAGCTTTTTTTGCTAACCTATTTAGCATTTCGCTGGCACCATGTACGAACAATTACGTACATCTTTGACCTATCAAACAAGCAAAAACATGAAAAAAAACAATGAAATCAAGCCTAAAATCAGTGCAAACGACTCTTTAAGGCACCATAACGGCACGGAGCACTATTACAACTATAAACGAGGCCTCAAGCTGACTGACGGAAGCAGGGAGTTGGCCGAAAAGTTCGAGTGCTTTTGGCTGTTGGACGTTATAATGTCGCACCAAAACCAAGTGAGGAACGAGGAATTTCAGCAGTGGAAACTTGAAAAGAAGCCGAACGACAAGGCAATCGTCACTTGCGACGACGGCAACAACAGACTTATCCTTACGCAGACAATCAGCTACACGGATTTTGCCGCAGACTCTGCAACCTTGTGGGTCGAAAATAGTGTTATCATGTTGCCTTCCGAACGCTAATCAAAACAATCAAAACTTTTTATGAAAACTTACGAAATAAACTCAATTCAATCAATCAAAGATTTCTTCCAAAGCCTTTACACTGACCATAACCTTTTACTTGACCTTGATTTACCATTTGCCGACTATACGACCGAAGAAAATGTTCCCTGCTTCGATAAGGAACAAGCGGAGTACTTGGATAAAATAATGGTTGAATGTTTTGAGTGGTGTGAGGCCAACAAACTTGACGTTCACGAAATCGGCTTTGACATTCAAGTTGCGGAGTTTAAAAAACGTGGCTTCTACCCCGCAGATTTTGAATTTGAAACAGCATAATTTTTTTCTTCAATATTTAAACTATAAAATACACACTTTATGAAAAAGTTTTTATCAGCAATCGCAATCGTTATGACATTAGGCTTGGCTTGTACAAAGCATGACAGTTTCCCAAACCCTAATGGGTGTCCTACAATCACGTTCAAGAAGATTTTTGTAGACGGCACTGGAAGTATATTCCCAATAATCTCGCTGACCAATGATAGCGAGTACTCAATCACAAACAAGGAGTATGACTCGGTAATGGTCGGCATGCCTTGGTGCAGATAAATTTGAGTGTTGGCAATAGGTATACATGGATGCAGGGTGCAACGTTAAGTGTTGCACCTTTTTTATTTCGGCTATGCCTCCATAGTCGGCAAGCACTTTTTCGTTAATTCCTATTTAGCATTTTTCGTTAACGTCTTTAGCGTTTTGCTGGCACCATATACGAAACTATACGTACATCTTTGACTTATCAAAAAAACAAATTTTATGAAATTCAATGTAACAAACACAAGGACAAACGTAAGTAACGAAGTTGAAGCACCAAGCGAGAAGGATTTATTTTGGAATGCCATTATGTTATTTGTATCTGACCCCGAAGACGACGAGGCGATTGAACAATTCAAAAAAGATTGGAACAACAACATGACTGTTGAGGAAATTGAGATTGCAGATGAGTTGAACCCAATTTTCATCCTTCAAGGTATCAACAAAGATTTGCTTCTTGAAATTGCACACGGCAACATTGACGTTCTGCAACTTGCCATCACTGAACTTGCAAACCGCGGCTTAAATCTAAAAGGCGAATGGGTTGGCTTCAAGAAATAATTTGCATATATACCAATGAGGAACAAGCCAAGCAGAGATGCTTGGTTTTTTTATGCACCATACTGAGCTAAAACATACCCACGGCCTCATACGGCGACGATTGCCAACCCCAAATATCCAACTAATATAAACTGCTTGTTTCAGCCACGGCCTTGGTGGTTGGCTCCGTATGCACAAATGAAAAGACCCGCATAGAAATGCAGGTCCGTCTTTATTGTTAAAAAAAACACAGCTAATGAGGCTGTTTAATTTGTCTTGCTTTCTTCAAGCGCTTTAATACGCTTTTTAATACTTACATTTTCAAAAGCTTGTATAACAAACAAAAGCATTATGTATATGAAGTCGTATGTTGTCATTAGCCTTGGATTTGGTTGGTTGGTTCAGCCACTGGTTCCGCAGGTGTTGCCTGGTCTTTAATCTGACCGTCCAGCTTTTGGATAAATTGAGAAATTACGCCGAAGCTTGTCTTCGCTGGCGTGCTGTTTTGTATCAAGTCAATGAGTATTGGCAATTCGTTCTCTGCCAGCTTTAAAATAAATTCTTTCATTCAATTTTTATTTTGTGTTGTTAGTTAAAATTTCTTGTTCCCTGATGAAGCCCGTGAACTCTTCTTTCATTTCGTTCAGTTCCTTTGTCAACAGTTGAAGCTTCTTGTTCCACCTCTTGGTTTCGTTCTCAAGTTCCTTTTCCATCATGCCGATTTGTTCGTCATAATATTTGTAAATCTGTTGCTTTCGGTTTATATAGGCTTCGGTCATTCAATCACTTTCTTTTTTTAAATACTATCCTTTTTTAATTTTTTTCAAAACGCCTTACTATTTAAAAAAGAAAATTATGAATGAGTACGAAGAACGCATACCCTGAACTGCCAGAGGTTCCATATCAGAAGACGACAATAGACGAAAGCACAGTTGTAGACTACATCAATTCTTTAGATTTTCCGGTTGAAGTAAAACGCGCCACCTACATCTTTTTTGCAAACGAGAGTGCGCACGGTTCCTTCGGCATAAACGAGAACTACGGCGGGATTCAGAGTGACGGCGCAAGATGGGCAATCGAGTGGGACAGCAGGATTGTTGCAACCACCGTGACGCCAGAGACAATGACCGGAAACGAAAGAAGGTTCTGCGTGTTCGACCAGTGGCAGAGTTCAATTGACCTGCTTCTTAATAGAATTTTATCAAGGGGCATTTACATCGGCGGCTATGCGCACCCTTACGCAAACTTTACCGTGAATGACACAGCAGGTTTTGCAACTGCTTATTGGCAAGAGTGGGTCGAAGGCGACCAGTCAACGCCACCAGCAAGCCAAGTGACAGATATTGAAGGACTGTATAACAAGGCTGCAGGTTTGATTAGCTAATTGGAAGGGGGGACACCAGTGTCCCTTTTTTTATTTTCAAGGCTATTTAAAATATAGGCAAACCAAACATTCTGGCAAGCCTAAAATAGCAATGAGGAACACCTTTGAATTTGATTTGAAGATTGGAGAAAAGTACGAGGAAGAATTTATGCAGTGGGCAGTTAGTAACAACCTGACAATTGAGAAAATGCCCGGCTTATTCAGTGAGTACGATTTCAAAGTCACAGACCCAGAGACAAAAGAAAGCCTTACAGTTGAACTCAAGGCCGACCGGCAGGCAATCCGCACAAACCGTATGGCGTTAGAATTGAAGAAATGGGTCGGTGGTGTTTACAAGCCATCCGGCCTTTCCGCTTCAAAAGCCGATACCTACGTCTTCAAGATTGTCGGAACTCTCGGCTTCTATTCAATACCAACCGCCAAGCTTAGGGAACTGGTAGAAAAGAAGACAAACTACATGGCGCTTTTTACTGGTGACAACCAAAGTAGTTATACTGCATTGTTCGATAAAGAGTTCTTGCTCAAGCACTGCCAGCGCCTCACATAGAAAAACCCAAACCAATGAATGACCCAAGAAGAAAGAGACCAGCAATATAAGAACCGGATTATAACAGAACTGTTTAACTCTGGCATAATCCAAAAGAAGATACCGAACGCATGCAATAGGAACAATGTTGGTTATGGTTCTAAGATACACGAAGACGTTTTGGGCGAAGTCTTCCTTCACGTCTCAAGGCTTAAGGCCAAGGACGTAATTGAGATGTACGAGGATGACCATAATGGGCTTGTGACACCCTCAAGCAGGTTAACCAAATTGGCGACAAGGATAATGAGTTTACAAGGTTTCGCCAGAGCAAAGGACACTCTATATCCAAAGCAAAGCGTCATGTCTTCGATTTTGTATGCCTCAAACTTCACACACAAAAAGAAGGATGCAAAGGAAAGGGACGACCATGGTTATATACCAGATGCTTGGCCGGAAGACTTCGGCGACATGGTTGGAACAGACGAAACAAATTTTCTTTTGGAGTTGTGGGAACTCATTCAAGGCCAGCTTTCAAGCGAAGAAAATAAATTCCTTGAAACCATGTTCACGGAGAAGAAAGGAAGGGGAAAATATAAAAAAGAAATCAGCATGCAACTTGACAAGATAAAGGAACACATAAAGCAGATTGTTGAAGAAAGCAAAATCATAATTTAATGGAATATACAGCGAAGACATTTAGGGACATAGAATTGGTTTTGCCAGTGTTGGAGAACATTGTAAGGCACAACCGTTCGTACATCTCAATCGAACAAAAAGTTATCTTGAGAGACCTGTGTAAAACAGTTTTGAAAATACCAAACCCCGTAATGACCTGCGACAGTTGCGTTATAACCAACCTTGAACGCCTTTTCACTTTTTATGAAGACAATTTCCCCAAGTTCATTGAAGAAAACTACAAAGCCAAGACAATCCAAATTGTGCCAGAAACAACCGAGAAAATCCAGAAGAAACCAAGTAGGAAAAAAGCACAATAAAAGTTTTTTGTTTTAATGTCCCGCCAGCCGCTCTGTTCTTGGAGCGGCTTTTTCTTTACAGCGATACTAAAATATATAAACGCATACTAATGGAAGACAACAGAAAAAATAACGGTAAAGGCCAAAAACACACTCGAAACGAATGGGGCCAGTTCACAGAAGGAAACCCTGGCAGGCCGAAGGGTGTGAAGAACAAACAGAAGATTGCAATGTTCACACAGAAGCAGCAGGCAATCCTTATGCGTGTGTTTGACAATCAAATGCAGTATCTCGAACCAGCGCTTGAAAGGATGACTGACAAGGAACGTTTCGACACGATTGCAAAGTTCTACAAGTACATGATGCCAATACGTTCAAGCGTTGAAGTTGACGCATTCGTTGAAGGTGACATAAACATTATTGTCAAGCACAAGAAACCAGAGGCCGAAGAACCTAACGAAGATTAATGTATGAGGAAGAAGAAGACTATGAACTTGAAGAAGACTATGAGGAAGAAGACAGTAACGACATTGAGTTAATCCTACCGGAGCCACACGAAGGCCAGCAGAAAGTAATTGACAGCAAGGCGAGGTTTAAGGTGCTCTGTTGCGGCAGACGTTGGGGCAAGACATTGGTCTGCCAAATCATTGCCATATACGCAATGCTGAACAAAGAGAAGGTGGCTTATGTCGCGCCAGAGTTTGGTTTTGGCAAAGAGTTGTTTGCCGAGGTTCTCAAGCTGTTGCCAAAGAAGCTTATCAAGATAAACAACAAATCTGACTTATACATTGAACTAATCACTGGCGGTTCCTTGAGGTTCCTATCCGGTGAGGCGTTAGACAGCTTTAGGGGACGTAAGTTCCATAAGGTGATAGTTGATGAGGCCGCGAAGATTACCGACCTAAAACAGGCCTGGGATTACGCCATAAGGCCAACGCTTACCGACTACAAGGGTGAAGCTTTGTTTATTTCAACGCCAAAGGGTAAGAACTACTTTTATACAGTGTTCTTGAGAGGTAAGAACAAGGAAAATGGTTATGAGAGTTTCCACTACCCTACCTCAAGCAATCCCTACATTGACAAAGACGAGATAGAGGCGGCAAGACTTGAAATGTCTGTTGCTGCTTTCAACCAAGAATATCTGGCGATACCAGGAGAGAACGAAGGAAACCCTTTCAGGCCTGACGACATTATCAAGAACACCATCAAGAAGCTATCAACCAAGCCAGCAATTATCTATGCGATTGACGTTGCAAAAACTGTTGACTGGTCGGTATGTATCGGATTAGATTCAGACGGTTCAATGTGCCACTTCGACAGATGGCAGACAACACACGAAGACACCATGAACCGCATAAAGGCGTTGCCAGCAGATGCAATGAAAGTAATTGACGGCACCGGAGCTGGTGCAGTTTTGTATGAGGCCTTAGAACCCCATGTTGTCAACCTTCATTCGTTTGTCTTCACTGGCCAGTCGAAACCAAAAATGATGACAAAGCTGATTGCAGACTTTGAGAGAGGCGACTTGAAAATTAACGAGTTCGTCGCAGATGAAATGATGGTTTTTGAATATTACGAGACAGCAGCAGGCAATGTGAAGTTTGAAGCAATGTCCGGTTTCCATGACGATGCTGTTATGGCTCTGGGTATGGCCAACTACTACCGAGATAAATATTTTTCTGTTAGCAACTGGCGCCTTTACAGTTTGTAACAGTATTTAAACATTGTTGGCTACGCCCAATGTCGGGCAAGCCTAAAGAAGAAAATAATAAATGCAGAACGTAGATAATATTTTGACCCTATTACCCGGTTCTTGGGATGAACTCAAATTGAAGGACTTCCAGAAGTTGCTTGACGTTACCATCAAAGAGACTGACGAATTTGAAGACATGTTTGTAGGCATGGATAACATGTTAAGCGTAATGTCAAAGCTGGCCGGCGTTGAAGTAAAAGAGTTAGAGGCATTGCCCTTTGCTTCTTTACAAAAGCTTTTAACCAAACTGGCTTTCATCCAAACCGAACCGGCCAAGAAATTCAAGAGTTCAATCAAGTGGAAGAAGCTTGACGAGATAACATACGACGACTATGTTAACTACATCAATTTGTCAAAGGCTCCGTTGCAAAACCTCCATGCAATCATAAAGACTTTCTCAAAGACTGTTTTCACCGAGGAAGACGTTCTTGAAATGAGTATGAGGGACGTACACACTGGTTTTTTTTTGCTTCGCAAAATGTTGCTGAAATCAATAAGACGTATGTACAGGCAATCAGCAATGGCTCTGGCATGGAACAGGGTAAAGCAAGCTTGGAACAACCTACTACATATCAGGCGGAACAGGAAAGGCAAAGGCGTAAACTAACCGAGGCGTATAGCTGGCATTTGCTGGCAAAGCAGGTTGCGGACTATACGAACGATACCTTTTGGAACATCATGGAAAAGCCGGCCGTTGCAGTGTTCTCAATCGTCATGCTAATGCAGGCTGTTATAACCATAAACAAAAACCAGAAACCAAATGCCTAAACAGAACCTTGCCCAAGCGACCAGAAGAAGCGTTCAGAATGCAAACTTGAATGCACTTGACAACTTCGGTTCTTCAATTGACGACAACAAGGCGGCAAGCGAACTTTCAATCATTGAGACACTGCTCGGGGAGTTCATAAAGGCAATAAAAACAAACCTTCAAAACAAGGACATGGTTGTCGGCGGTGGCATTGAGAACATCACAGTTGAACAATCGGGAACTGACTTCAATATACTTGGCCCTGCTTACCTGGCTTTCCAAGACAAAGGCGTCAATGGGGTTGGTTTAAATACTTACGACACACCTTACCAATACAAGGATAAGAAGCCGCCAATACAGCCCATAATTGATTGGGTCAATGCAAGGGGCTTGGCAACAGACCCAAAACAGGCCATAAGCATTGCTTATGCAATCCAAAACAAGTTGTTCAACCAAGGCATGCAGCCGAGGAACGTTTATTCAAATGAGATACCGGCCTTGGCAACCGCGTTAGCCCAACACATAACCGGCTTTACCGCGAAAAACATACTTGACAAACTCACATCGAATGACAAAAATTAACGAAATCATACAGGCATGGAAGAACTACGTCAAGCCGACTGGCGAGGTAAGCGAGATTGCGGCCGAAAGAATGGAAGTATGCAGCAAGTGCCCGGCGAAGGACTTCAACGTGATTACGGGTTTCTATTGTTCAATCTGTGCTTGCCCATTGGCTGGTAAAACCCATAGCCCTATCAATTCATGTGATTTAAACAAATGGATAAGATAGAAAAGAGACTTTCGGTATATAAAACCTAATACACCCTACGGTTATATACCGAATGTCTCTTTTTTCTGTGTTTTCACATTCGTACTAATATTTAAAAGTCTAATGGCTATAACAATAACAAATTCGCCCCAAATATTCACGCCTTCGGAGAATATGATTACGTGGCAGGTTTCAACTGATGCGACAACGTTGGTTTATTTCAAGTTTGACGTGCTTGTCTCGGGCTCTGACCTGTTACTTGACACTTTCAACTTGTACCCGACGCCCTTGAACCCCACAAGCAGCTACATTGACCTTTCAAGGCTGCTTAGGAACGAGGTAAAGTGGCAGGCTGATAATACGATGGTTTCATTGGTGGCGCCCGTGGTTGACCCCTTATTCGCATATAGGGTTGTCATTACAGAAATCTTGTATGACAGTTCGACCCAAGTGTTTTCTAACGGTGCTGTTTACAGCAATTCGGCCGACAAGTTTTTTGCTTTCCAGTCTCAATTGGATAGGATTGCCTTCCATGCCTATGTGCAGAACAACTTTGTTATCAATTCAAGCACTTCCTCAAGGTTCCTGACCAACAAGCCCGATTATGTTAATGTTAACACAAACAGCAGTGAGGTTTTATACTTCTTGCAGACCGGCCAGACGGCTTTGAACGTGGTTGTAAATACTTATGGGGCTTCTGGGTTGATAAATACCTACACTTCTGCAATTACCGGCTTAACCACAAACAACATGTACCGCTTACATGCCTCCCAGAAGGCATTAGGGTCAATCCTGGGCATTTCGTTCACAAACGTGACGTATTACACTATCCAAATATTTGACGGCAGCAGCGTGGCCCGTACGGAGTTAAGGACTTTCAACGTTTTTGAGTTTGAACCTTTCTACTCGTTTGCGAATGTCTGGTTTGCGAACAATCTCGGAGGGTGGGATGTTTACATGTTCCTAAACCCACAAAAGACGATTGCGACCAAGAAGACCAATATCAAGCAGAATATTTATGCTTTGGACGGCAGCGGTGTTTACACCGACATTGACAACGGCATATTCAACCCAAGCATTGAGAACATAAACACAGTGACCACAACGAGTTTTAAGGCTGTTTCAAGGCCTTTAACTGACTTGGAAGCTAATTGGCTACAGGAGTTATACCAGAGCAGGCAGGCATACCTTGAATTGGCAGACGGCACGCTTGCACCGATAACCATTACTTCAAACTCCTACCCTATCAAGCTTAACAAGTACAACCGCTCTGAACCGAACTGGGTCGACATACAATTTACGCTTACAGACAACATTTCACCAACAATCTAACTTATGAATGTATCAAGTCTTTCTTACAGAAACCATACCTACAACTTCACTTGGCGTTTACAGTTTTGACATTTATGTCCGCTGGGCCAGCACGATTGAAATAGATAACGTTTCTTCATCCATTGGCATAACCGCCGGCATGTACATAAAGTTTAATGGTGATTTATACCCGATAACCAACGTTACATATAGCACCTACACAAATACCTATGAACTTACCGTTGCCGGTTACCCAACTTTGGGAACATACTTGTCTGCTGTATCTGGCGGTAGCACAACCTTTGAACTTTTCACTTCCGATGCGATAACAAATGCAATTGAGTTAGACACTGACGCGCTTGAAATGATAACTGTGTTTTCGGTTGCTTCAATAACCGACATAACCAAGAGGAACGACAACGTTACAAAGCAGGTTTACTTCAAGGGCACCAAGAACAACAACAAAGCTTTCGGCAATATATTTTACAACAGCCGTGTATCAGACCCGACCTTCAACAACAGAATTTTCTGGAACACTTCGCCGCAGAGAAAATCTGACTGCTATGTCTATGAGGAAGGCTTGCTAATCCTTAGGGGGACGATGCAGGTTACAAATATCAATTTCGACAGTGACAATGTACCTACCTACGAATGCGTAATTGCCGGCAAGTTCATTGATTTCAGGACTGTTGTAAACAACCAGATGTTGACCGACCTTGACTTGACCGACTTGCAGCACATTTATAACTGGACTAACATTCAAAATTCTTGGAACACTTCGACAAGCAGGTTCAACGGTTTGACAAACAATTATTCGCCCACTGTGTTTGAGATGGGTTCAGGTTATGTGTACCCAAGGATTGACTACGGCGTAATCTTCAAGGATACGGGTACATTTTCCGGTGCATCATTGGCAGATATAAACGCAAACACTGACATAACCAAGATAAACATAAAGAATTTCAGGCCAGCAATATTTGTGAAAGAGTATTTGGACAGGATTTTCCGCACAACACAGTACACTTATGAGGTAAAGGGTTCTACTGACTTCGTTGCTCAATTCAACTCATTGATTATACCTAACAACCAAGCCGCTTTGCAGTCAACACAGTTGGGCATTACAGAAACAATTACTTCGACTGCTACTGTAGACAACAGTTTGGCAACGAATTTTTACAGCCATATATCGGAAGTCATTATACCTTTTTTGACATTCAACAACACATATCTGGTCGGTCTAAACTATTTTCAACCTACCGTACTTGGTTCACCTTATAATTCGCACATGTATGTGAACAAAACGTTCAGTTCAGATGCGCATGTTACCGGCACACTTGCTTCTTTCTCAAACAACATGAGTTCTGAAACGCAGGTTTCTTTCCAGTTGGTCGAAAGGGACTACGTTTTGCCTTCTGGCCTTGCTTACAACACGCCTTACAATGACCCAACCACTTGGACGGTTGTTGACCAGGTTTCTTGGACTGTTGCAGCCAGTTCAACTACAGGCCCATACCCTATTGATTTTGTAATCAGCAAAAGAACATACAGTGAGACAAAGCAACTGATGTTTAGGGTTTTGGTTCAGAACAACGCGGCTGGTGACGGTTTGGACGGCATACTTGCCTACAACCTTTCTTTCACTGGTTGTTCAGTCACTTTCCCTTCACAGTCTGACGAGTATATCACGTATGAAATCAGCGAAGGCGACACATTGTTGCCAGTCCCGCCCCCAACAATCAAGCAGCTTGACTTTGTAAAGTCTTTGATACAGCAGTTCAACTTCTTTGTGTACAACACGATACAGAACCCAACTCACTTGATATTCCAAAAGAGGGACGATTTTTATGCCTTGGTCCAGCCGAACTTACTGCCTACAAACTCACTTGATTGGACGCGGAAGATTGACTATACAAACGGCTTCAAGGCAAAATACAATTTGGAAATATCCAAGGTGTACACGTTCATGTATAAAACTGACAGCGACTATTTAAACAGCACGTACCAATCTGATTGGGTAGACCCATACAGCACACAGAGGATTACGGACAGCCTTGGCATAACTGACGAGACGAAAGTGCAGTTGATTTTTGCGCCTTCGCCAATGACGCAGGACGCCAGCGAGGGAAGGCTGTTGCCAGGCATATACACTGTAAGCAATAACACACCTACAAGGCCAAACTTCGTACCGATGAACAGCAATATAAGGCTGCTATACTACAACGGTTTGAGGCCCTGCAAAGATTATACGATACAGAAGGATTTGTTCAGCCAAACCGCCGGCCAGTGGCTTCTTGCTCCGGCGCCTTCCGAACAGTACTTTATTGACGGTACGGCTGTTGGTTATCCTCAATGTTCAAACTATTATTTCGACCCGACGGTCACAACCAAGCTTATGCCACTCGCCGACTTGAATTTTGGTTTGCCTTTGGAAACATTTTTCACCACAAGCAACCCGACAGATTTCACTAATTGTCCTACTGCTTACGAACTGTATTACCAAAACCAAATGACTGAACTCTTGGACGAGAATGTGTTCACGATTGAGTGCAATATGTTCCTGACTGAAACAGACATTACGAACCTCAATTTGCAAGTGCCGGTATTCGTTGACCTTGGAGATTTGGGTATGTCTTACTGGAAAATTTTAGAAGTTCAGTACACAGACAACAAATCTGCTTCGCTTGTTACCTTACAGAAGATTGTTTTAGGCAAGCCAGCAGTCCCTACGACTTACGTGGCTCCGCCGGCTCCGCCTTCGACGCAGTTCGGTTCTACGATTTTTATTTCAAGCACTTCGACGACTGACATAGAACTTGCTGGCATAAGCGGTGCGCCAGGGGCTGTTGTGACTGTTGAAGTAACAAGCTATACCAACACTAACAGCGGCGGTTCATTGCTTGAAGACAGCACGACTGTTTACCTAAGCAGCACGTTTACCGTCACACTCAATTCGTCCGGCCTTGGTGTGTTCTCCGCTTCAATATTCGGCGACGCGACAGACACAGGCACCATCGTTATGGGTGTTTTCACAATCATATCAACAACAATCGGCTCCGTAGGCGTACCAAGCACTTACACCATATCAAAGGCATTCTAAGCCATACAGCACCGAAGGTGTTTGCGGTTCACCGTATGACACCAACGGTGTTAAAGCGAAGCGATACTAAATATATAAACCCTTAATGGCAGATAACATACAGCAAAATATAATCCTATCCGTAAGGACCGACACAAGCCAAGCACAAGAAGGCGTACAACAGTTGGGAACCCAATTAAACCGACTTGGCAAGACTGACGTAGGCACTGGCAGCGTTCAATCTCTCAAGGCTGCAATCAGGGAAGCAAACGCAGAAGCGCAGATTGCATTGAGAACCTACGGCGCAACCTCACAAGAGTTTGTTGAAAGTGCAAAGCGTGTTGCCGAGTTGAAGAAACAATTCCATGAATATACCCAGACAATTCAAGCCTTCAACCCAGCGAACAAACTTGCTGCCTTAACTGGCGTTGCAAGAGGTGCGACCGGCGCAATTGAAGGTGTTGCCGGAGCCATGGCATTTTTAGGCGGCGAGAGTTCAAAGAATGAGGAAATCATTAGGCGTTTACACGGCTTGATGTTGTTCGCTGATTCTCTTGAAAAAATAGACGCGATTAAGAACAGTTTCAAGAACCTTGGTTTATTACTTGGCATAACAACCAAGGCGCAAACTGCTCTGAACACTTCCCAAGAAGCGGGCGCTGTTGCAACCGGCACACAAACCGTTGCAATGGAAGGGCAGACGGTTGCGACCGAAGGAGCAACTGTTGCCACGGAAGGCCTTGGCGTCGCTTTAAAGGCTATCGGTATCGGTTTGATAATAGCGGCTGTGGTTTTGCTTATAACCCAGTGGGACAACCTCAAATCAGGCCTTGGCAAGCTTATATCCCCTATCAACAACGCTGCTGATGGTTTCGACAGGATAAAGGGCGGCATAAACGGTGTTTGGACTGTCTTGAAGAACCTTGTTGTCGGCATTGGTGAGTTTGTCGCGGATATATTTTCAGGCAATTTCAGCAAGGCTGTAAAAGAGTTGAAAGACAGTGTTGATTTTTCAAAGAGTTTCAATGAGGGTTTCCAAGAATCAATGCTTGCTTCTGCAAAGGAACATGCCAAAGACCAGTTGAACGTTCAGGTCGAAACATTAAAGAGGCAAATCGAAGTTGCAAAAGCTGGCGGCAAGGACACTTACGCACTTGAGAAACAGCTTGCAACCGACAAATTGAATATTGCAAAGCAGAACGCAGAGGATATTCTCAAGACTGGCAAGGGCCTAAGCGAAAAGGAAATTTCCGAACTAAACGAAAGCGACAAGAAAAAGTACAACGACTATCTCGATGCTAAAAAAGACATTGAGATTGCCGATGCAGAGCACGGCAAGAAGATGGACGAGGAAAGGAAAAAGAGGAATGAAAAACTAAAAGAGGAAAGGAACAAAGCACAGGAAGAAGCGAAGCGCAAACAAAGTGAATACGACACTTTGACAAACCAGCTTACAGAGTACTACAGAAAACTTGAAGACATTGAGGCAAAGGAGAGTGAAAAACTCAATGAGAAAACCAGCTCTGAGAGAGAAAGTGAAATCAATAAATCCAAGGAAGATACAGACGCCAAGCTTAGAATGTTGGAAGACGATTATCAGAAGGAGAAAGCAAAACAAGACGAGGCTTTGCAAAACAAGCGCCTTTCTCAAAGCGACTATAACGACATTTTAAAAGACATGGCTGGCGAAAATGCCAAAGCAATAAACCTAATCACAGAAGTTGAAAAGAAATCAGAGTTAGACATAAACAAGAAGTACAACGATAAAGTCGTTGAATATTTGGCCGAGGTTAATGCAAAGCAGCTATCAATTTACGAGGAAAAGCGTGTTGAAATAAGAAAGAAAACAGCAGAGATTAGCAAAGATGCCAATGAAATAGACAAAGCGTTGTTGAAGCTTGCAGAAGCAAAACAGATTGCTGACATTGACACGAAAGAAGAGTATCACAAGAACACAGTCAACTCACAGACAAATGTTGTCGTAACTCAAAACGAGAACAGGCCTGATGCAAACGATAATCCAGATGAGAAACTTAAGAAGTTAGAAAAAAACCTTGCAGCGGAAAGAATGGCTGAGGCTAACAGTTATGCGGAAAAAAGAAAGATGGCGGAGGGTAACGCCGACGAGATTGCAAAGATTGACGCGGACCACCACAAGGCAATAATGGACTTCAACACAATGGATTTGAACTGGCAGAAAATGACGGATGAAGAAAAGGCAAAGTCCGCTGAAAACTCACTAAACCAAATTGCTGATCTGGTTGGCAAGAACACGGTCGCTGGCAAAGCAATGTCAATCGCCAGTGCCACCATATCAACATTTGAAGGTGCCGCAGCCGCTTTAAAACATGGACCTATTGGTATTGCGGAAGCCGCAATTGTTGTCGCAGCTGGCCTTGCTTCTGTAAAAAAAATAATTGATACGAAAATTCCGGGTCAATCGGATGCTGCCTCTCCTTCAATATCCGCTCCGACTTTGGATAGTGCACACTTACAACCACAAGCACAGACACAGAATGTCAACGTTGTTAACCAATCACAGAGGCCAATACAAGCGACAATCACACAAAAGGAACTCCAAGACAATGAGGCAAGGACTTCGTTCGTGAACAACCTTAGAAGTTTTTAATGATAGCTGTACAGCACCAACGGTGTTCTGGTTTACCAGTACTAAATATATAAACATGAATGAATTTATTACCTACATACGAATTGAGGATTGACCCAGAGAAGCAATCATTTGTTGATGCAATCGCATTAGTTGAAAGTCCGGCAATAGAGTCGGATTTTATCGCATTCTCAAAGGACCAGAAGGACATTTCTTTCTCAATGGACGATACCAAGATGGAACTGTTAGGCGCCGCAATGGTTCCTAACATGCTTATATACCGTAAGGACAAGACCGGAGCAGAATACAATGTTTATTTCTCAAGCGATACGATAAGAAGCATTGCTCAAGTGTTTGCAAAGAACTCTTTCCAGAGAAACATGAATTTGGAACACACAAGCATACCAGCACACAGTTATGTTTTCCAGTCTTACATCGTTGACGGAACCAAGGGCATGTATTCGCCTCTCAATCTCAATTTGGTTGATGGTGCTTGGGTTGTCGGCGTGAAGGTTCAAGACCCGAATGTTTGGAACGACATAAAGAGTGGCAAGGTGAAAGGCTTTTCAGTTGAAGGTGTTTTTGAACTAATAAAGCAAGACTTCTCTACTATAAATATAAATGAACCTGCGGAGTATGCCGCTATGTTCAATGAGATAAACAAATATCTAAAAATCATAATCAATAATGGTAAAAGAATTTAAAGACGAATTGAAGGAGACCCTGGACTTACTCAAGGGTGTTGCAGAAACATTCGCAGGCAAGAACGCAGACTTCAAAGTTTACCCCGACTCACAGATAAAAGTTTCTGACAAAGTGGTTGGCGGGAAGGTTGAACTGGTCGGCGCTGACAGCAAGCTACAAGCTGCACCAGATGGCGGTTACGAACTTTCGGACGGTTCAAAGTTCACTGTAAAGAGTGGCTTGATACAATCAATTGAAGGCGAGGCAAAGCCAGCCAAGAAGCCAGCGAAGAAAGAAGGCGAGAAGATGGACGACGAGACAAGCGAAGACATGAAGGCCGCACCAAAAGAGGATGAGAAAATGGACGACGAGACGGACGTTGAAGCAAGTTCTGATGAAGCGCCAGCGGAGGACCCATTGAAGCCGATAAACGACACCATATCAAGCCACACAGACTCTATTGCCGCTCTGGCAAGTGCAGTTGCAGAAATAAAAGAGATGTTGCAGAACGTCATTGACAACACAAGCAAGGATTCAAGCGAAGCAGATGCTTTCAAAAAGGAAATTGTTGAACTCAAGGACGTGGTTTTGAAGTTGGCCAAGATGCCAGCAATGCCAAGCAAGACTAATACAAGTCCTATCGTCGTAAACGAGAAAGAACAAAGGATGAATGACTTGGCAGCAAGTTTCGCAAGGTTAAATAAATAACCTCCGTACTATAATAATAAACAAGCTTTTTAATAAACAAATAAATCTATTTTATGAATGTCAATTTCGGTAAGTCAAATTAACCAATACATACCAGCGCTTGCAAAAGACATGGCAACTCGCGCAGTAGCTTCGGCTAAGACAGCTAAATTACTTGCTAACGCAGGCCAGCTCCAGGTTGGTGTTAAAGGTAAGGCCGCTATCCTACAATTATCGCAGGACGTGAACATCCAGGACGGTTCTACTTGCGGTGCAAGAAACCCATTGGGTACGACTGCACTTTCTAACAGCTTCATCACTGTTGCACCTATGAAGGACGAATCTAACATTTGTCCTAAGACCCTTTACAACTCTTACTACGCCTATGCGATTGCTAAAGGCCAGGACCCAAGGAACGAGACATTGCTTCCTGACTTCCTTCGTAACGTGTTCGACTTAAAGGCAGCTTCGTTGAACTACGCTGTGGAAAACCTACTTTGGAACGGGGACACGGCAATTACCGGCACTTCAAATTTGAAATATATCGATGGTATATTGAAGCAGACGCTTGCTGGTTCTTACATCTCTCTTCCAGACACTGGCGCTACACTCGTTGAGAAATTGCAGAATGCTTTCTTAGCGATGCCAGTTCAGATAAGGACACAGCCTGACTTCCGTATGTTCATAGGCGAGGATTTATATTCTCAGTACACTGTTGCTTTAAGCCTTAAGAATATCTTCAAGCCAACTGAGGACTACACACTTTTCGGTACAACTGCAACTCTTGTTCCAGTATCTGGCCTGAACGGTTCAAGCAAAATACTTGCTGCAAGGCTTTCAAGCTTGCAGCTTGGTATGGATGCAGACGACGAGGTGACTAAGGTTATCATGAATTATTCTGTGGAGACCCTGCAGTGGTATTTTGACTACCACTTTGCCTGTGGAATCTCCGTTGTTTATCCTGATCAGGTTGGTTACGCGGTTTTATCCTAAATAATTGAGGGGGCTGAATAAGCCCCCTTTATAACACACTTTAACACAATTAATTTTTATATGAATGCCATTTAGT